AACGAAGGGAGGCGGCGGCGATGAGCGCCCTTCTTGAGAAGGTCAAACAGAATCTGATCCTTGAGCACACGGCGGACGACGAGCTGATCGAACGGCTCATCACCGCCGCCATTTCTTATGCTGAAAGCTATCAGCATATCGCAGCTGGTTCCTATGCCGACGAAAGCAAAATGCCGCCCACCACGGAGCAGGCGGTCATTATGCTGGCAACCCACCTGTACGAGTCGCGCGACGGCTCCACGGGTGGATTTTTCGCCGACAGCGTGCAGGCCGGACAGCAGGTCTGGAACACAGTCAACCTGCTGCTCCGGCTTGACCGGGATTGGAAGGTGTGATTATGAGCTTCGGGGAAATGAACACATTTATCGATCTCATTGTTACGACAATATCTAAAGACAGCGAGGGCTTTGGAACCGGCAGCGACGTTGTTCTCGCATCGGTCAGGGCATATCGGGAAGGGCGGCATGGAAGCCAGAAATGGGCAAACCGAGCCGCTTTTTCTGAAGCCACCGATCTTTTTCGCTTCCGTGTCATTCCGGGTGTTAAAGTCACCACGCAGCAAGTCATAGTGTGCGACGGCGGCAGGTTTGACATTACCTCTGTCGAGGATGTGAGCGGCAAAGGAATGTATGTGGAAGTCCTCGCAAAACAGGTGGTGAGCGCAAGTGGCTAAAGCAGCCATCCAGCTACCGGAGGACTTCCTGGTGAAGCTCTCGCGGCTCGGCGACAAGACAGACGAGGTGTGTGAAAAAGTTCTGGAAGCCGGCGCGAAAGTCGTGAAGGAAAAGGTGGCGACAAATCTGAACGCCGCCATTGGTAAAAACCTTAAGACTAAGAGCCGCTCTACCGGACAGCTCCAAGCCGCGCTTGGCGTGTCCAAGGCGCGCCCAAACAGGAACGGTGATTATGATATAAAAATCGGATTCGCCGAACCGCGCGACAAGGGCATTTCAAATGCCGGCGTGGCCTCCATTTTGGAATACGGGAAAAGCAGTCAGCCGCCGCGGCCGTTTCTGAAACCGGCGCAGTCCGCAAGCAAGGACGCCGCTATCGATGCAATGAAAGCCGCGTTTGAAGAGGAGGTGCAGAAGCTATGAGCCTGCTATCCGAACTGAACACGCTGCTTTCGCCGCTAATAAACATCGAAACCGGCGCGTTTTCCGGTTCGCCCCCCGACCGCTACCTTGTCATGACACCGCTGTCGGACACGTTCAAGCTTCACGCCGATAACCGGCCGGGAGCCGAAGTTCAGGAGGTACGGCTGTCCCTGTTTGACAAGGGCAGCTACACCGCCGTCAAAAATCAGATTGTCCGCGCTCTGCTTGGCGCGGACGTCACCATAACAGACCGCCGGTATGTCGGGCGTGAGGACGACACCGGATACCACAATTACGCCATCGACGTGGCGAAAAACTACGAATTGGAGGAATAAGACTATGGCAACAATCGGTCTTGACAAGCTCTATTATGCCTCGGTCATCGAAGCCTCGGACGGCTCTGAGACCTACAGCGCCCCCGCGTCCCTGGCAAAGGCAATCAGCGCGGAGCTTTCCGTGGAACTGAACGAGGCGACGCTGTATGCCGACGACGGGGCCGCGGAGGTGGTCAAGGAATTCAAGTCCGGGACGCTGTCGCTGGGCATCGACGATATCGGAACGGAAATTGCCAACAAGCTCACGGGAGCGCAGATTGACAACAACCACGTTCTTGTGTCCGCTTCCGAGAACGGCGGCGTCCCCGTGGCTATCGGATTCCGTGCGCGCAAGGCCAACGGCACTTACAAGTACTACTGGCTCTACCGCGTCATCTTTGGCATCCCCGCTACCAATCTCGCCACCAAGGGCGACAGCATCACGTTTTCCACACCAACCATCGAAGGCACTATTTACCGCAGGGTGAAGCTGGACGGCCAGGGCAAGCATCCCTGGAAGGCGGAGGCCAATGAAGGCGACGAGAGCCTTCCCGCATCCGTTATTGCCGGGTGGTTCTCAAAAGTATACGAGCCTACTTTCCATACGCCAAGCGCGGAACTCTCCGCCCTGTCGCTCGGTTCGCTCACGTTGACCCCGGAGTTTAGCACTGGCACAGTCTCTTACACCGCCGCCACCACGAACGCTACAAACACCGTGACGGCGACCGCTGCTGACCCGGACGCAGCCGTGACGATCACAAACGGCTCTACCCCCGTAACAAATGGAGCGGTCGCCACCTGGGAGGCCGGTGAAAACACGCTGACCGTTGTTGTAACCAGCGGGGTACTGACCAAGACCTATACTGTCACAGTTACGAAGTCGTAAGGAGGGGAAATTATGGACAACGACAGAAGCGCGACTATCAGCATTGGCGGTCAGGAATACTCCATGGTACTCACTACCCGCGCCACGAAAGAAATTGCCCGTCGCTACGGCGGTCTTTCAAACCTGGGCGAAAAGCTCATGAAAACAGAGAACTTTGAGATGGCGCTGGACGAGGTCGTCTGGCTCATTACGCTGTTGGCAAATCAGTCCATCCTCATCCACAACCTGCAGCATCCCGACGATAAAAAGGATACGCTCGGGGAAGAAGCCGTGGAGCTGCTCACTTCGCCGTTTGAGCTGGCTGCTTACAAGGACAGCATCATGGAGGCGATGATGAAAGGCGCCAGACGCAATGTTGAGAGCGAGGACGACTCAAAAAACGCGGAGGTCGGGTAAACGACGAGGAGTTGTTTGCCCGACTGATTTTTTACGGTGTGACCCTGCTGCATCGCCGGGAATATGAGGTCTGGCTCATGCCTATAGGACATCTGCTCGATCAGTGGGAGGTTTACAAGCAGTTTAACGGCATGGCGCGTCCGAAGCGGGAACGCTTTATCGACGAAATCATTCCGGCGGGAATTTAAGGAGGTGGTGCATAATGGCAGATAATTTCGGCCTGAAAATCGGCGTTGAGGGAGAAAAAGAGTTCAAGAAAGCCCTCTCCGACATCAATCAGCAGTTCAAGGTTCTGGGCAGCGAAATGAAGCTTGCCACCTCCGAATTCGGAAAAAATGAAACCAGCGTTGAGTCCCTCTCCGCCAAGGACGAAGTTCTAACAAAGCAGATTGACGCGCAGAAAGAAAAAATTGAAACGCTGCGGAAAGCACTTCAGAACGCCTCCGACTCCTTTGGAGAAAACGACAGGCGCACTCAGGCGTGGGTCGTTCAGCTCAACAACGCTGAAGCCGAGCTAAACGGTATGGAGCGCGAACTGAAGGACAATGAATCAGCCATCGACGGCATGGGCGACGAGTTCAGCGACGCGGCCAAGGACGCGGACAAGTTCGGAGACGAGGTCAAGGATTCTGCCGATACCGCGGATAACGCCGGCGGCAAATTTGAAAAGCTGGGCGGGGTTCTGAAAGGCGTCGGCACTGCTCTTGCCGCCGGCGTTGCCGCCGTTGGCGCCGCTGCTGTGGCCGCTGGAAAGTCGCTAGTCGACATGACGGTCAATTCCGCAGCCTACGCCGACGATATGCTCACGCAGTCCTCCGTCACAGGCATGAGCGTGGAGAGCCTTCAGGCGTATTCCTATGCCGCCGACCTTGTGGACGTGTCCCTCGACACTCTCACCGGCTCCATGGCTAAGAATGTCAGATCGATGTCCTCCGCCCGTTCCGGAACCGGCAGCGCCGCGGAGGCCTACGCCAAGCTCGGCGTGTCCGTTACCAACGCTGACGGTTCCCTCCGCGACAGCGAGGACGTCTACTGGGACTGTATTGACGCGCTCAGCGGCGTTTCCAATGAAACCGAGCGCAACGCTATTGCCATGGCCATATTTGGCAAATCGGCGCAGGATTTGAACCCCCTTATCGACAAGGGCAGCGCCGGCATCGCGGAACTGACTGACGAAGCGCACCGCATGGGCGCCGTTCTCAGCGAGGACGCCATTGAGAGGCTCGGCGCGTTCGATGATTCCGTACAGCGGCTGAAGCAGGGCAGCGAGGCAGCGAAGCGCGTTATGGGTACCATCCTTCTCCCGCAGCTTCAGACGCTCGCCGACGACGGCGTGTCGCTGCTCGGTCAGTTTACCTCGGGGCTTGTCGAGGCTGACGGTGATTTTACGAAGATCAGCGAAGTCCTCGGCAGCACCGTGGGCGGCTTTGTGGATATGGCGATGGATGCGCTTCCACAGCTTGTCCAGGTTGGTCTTGATATGGTGACTGCCATTGGCAGCTCCATTATAGACAACCTTCCAACCATCATTGACGCCGCAGTGCAGATCATCATGACGCTGGTTAAGGGACTGATTGACGCGCTTCCACAGCTTACAGAGGGGGCGCTGCAGCTTGTCATGGCCCTCGTACAGGGCATCATTGACAACCTGCCGGCTCTTGTTGAAGCAGCGGTTCAGATGATAGTCACTCTCGCCAACGGCATCGCGGACGCGCTTCCAGAATTGATTCCCGCCATCGTGCAGGCCATTATCCTCATCTGCCAGACTCTTCTCGACCACATGGATGAGATACTTGCGGCGGCGTTCGCTATTATTGAAGGGCTTGCACAGGGACTTTTGAATGCGCTGCCGGAACTCATCGCGGCACTTCCACAGATCATAACGAGCATAATCACGTTCATCACAAACAACCTACCCGTAATCATTCAAATGGGCGTCCAGCTTACTGCCCAACTCGCGTTTGGCCTGATCAAGGCAATTCCGCAGCTTCTTGCGGCTTTGCCGCAGATCATCGGCGCGCTTGTGAGAGGCCTTGGGCAGGCTGTCGGAGCAGTCGTGCAGATTGGAAAGAACATTGTCATGGGTGTCTGGCAGGGCATCCAGTCCCTTGCCTCCTGGCTTGCGTCTAAAGTGCAGAACTTCTTCTCCGGCATTGTAAACGGCGCAAAGCGAGTACTTGGTATCCATTCGCCCTCCAAGGTGTTCGCCGGAATCGGCCAGAACATGGGTCTTGGCGTAGGCGAGGGCTTTACGGATGCAATGTCCGATGTGGAAAAGGACATGGAAAGAGCTATTCCGACGGACTTCAGCCTTGATATGAATACTGCTGTCTCTGGCACAGACGGCGTGGCGGCAACAGCGCAGGCTTTTAACGTCACCATCCCGCTTACTCTGGACGGCACAACATTGACGCGCATCATTTCACAAATCCAGTGGAGCCAGAAAGCGGTATCCGTCCGCAATCTGGGAGTGGTGTAAGGAGGTCAGGCATGAGCAGAATTTCATGGATACCATGGCAGCAGCCTGTGCTGGCTTCCGATACGGACTACGGCACAGTTAGCGCTTCCTCGATAAACACGGCGGGACTCTCCTATGCATGGAAGGCTTCGGACGGCAACCATGAGGGCAGCGCCACGTCATGGGAATCGGACAAGTACGTCGTTCCAGCGCAGTGGATGTGGAAGTTTCCAGTGAAACTGCGCATCTCCAATATTCTTCTGTACAACAAATACTCAGGCAGTACAAACGTAACCAAGCAGGTTGCAGCCTACTCCGATGAAGCGCAGAAACAGCAGATTGGCACGACCCAGACCTTTGCAGCCTCATCTTTCAGCACTGTCACGATTACCCCGGATACGCCTGTCGAAACCGACACGCTCGTCATTGTGGGCGCCAGTTCTTATGGCACCTATGTGGGCATAGGTGAAGTGGTCATTACCGCTGAAGCCCAGTTAGTCGAATATGAGGTCACTTTTAAGGACTCGGACGGCACAGTACTGAAAACCGAGTGGGTTGCCTCCGGCGGCTCCGCAACGGCGCCGGAAGCGCCGACTCGCCCCGGCCTCGTATTTAAGGGGTGGGATGTCGCTTTCGACAAGGTTACAGGCGATCTGATCGTAACGGCACAGTATCGCATCGAAGGCACGCTCCTCGTTACGTTCAAAAACTATAATGACACGATCCTAAAAACTGAATACGTCTTAGAAGGAGGAGCCGCAACCGCGCCGGATGTTCCGCAGCGCGACGGGTACAATTTCACCGGCTGGGATGTTCCTTTTGACAATGTCATTGCCGACACAACAGTTACCGCGCAGTTTGCCGCCAAGGTCTATCACACCGTGCGCTTTCTGGATTGGAATACGACCGAGCTAAAAACGCAGCAGGTCGAGGACGGCTTCTCGGCATCCGCGCCGGACCCGCCCTCGCGCGACGGATACCGGTTTCTCGGCTGGGATGCTTTATTCAGCGAGGTTCACGCAGATTTGGACGTAAACGCCCTGTATGAAAAGCTCGTATATTTCACAGCAACATTCCAGAACTGGGACGGTTCCGTGCTCAAAACGGAGTCAGTTGTGAAGGGCGGTGCGGCGACTCCGCCTGCAAATCCGGCCAGGAGCGGTTATAACTTCGCCGGGTGGAACCCGTCCGCTTTTACTAACATCAAGGCTGACACGACCTTTATCGCGCAATTTGAGCGCATCATTGTCTACCACACGGTCGGATTCTACGACGGCGGCGTTCTTCTTAACCAGCAGAAAGTGGAGCATGGAACTGCCGCCCTCACGCCCCTTCCACCCGTAAAAAGCGGGTATATCTTCGATCATTGGGACACGGATTTCTCCAACATCACAGCCGACCTGACTGTACATTCTGTGTTTCGCGCCGCGCTCGACCACACGGTCATTTTCATCTACAGCGCGTCCGGCGCGCTATTGCAGACTGTGGATAAGGTCATGTCCGCCACGTTTCGGGACAGCCTGGATGGTGAGCTGACGTTCGAGTTTTCCACGCTCGCAGCAAGAGGAGCGGCGGTTACGACCGGATGCGTGGCAGAGTACGACGGCTGCTATTTCAACGTGGTCAGGGTGGCTAAGAGTATTTCCTCCGGGCTGATGGTGACCTCCGTATCATGTGAGCATATTTCCTATGTGCTGAATGACGAAAGGTACAACATTGAGAACTTTGATTTCACCGGCGCCCCTCTGGACGGCCTTTCCAAGCTGCTTTCCGGAACGCAATTCGGCGCCGGGTCGGTCGAGTTTACCGCTGATGTTACCATGAAGATAAACCAATCCTGCACGCGCCGTGCCGCCCTAATGCAATACATCGCGATACTCGGCGGCGAAATTGAGTATCAAGGCAGCTTTATCAATATCCGCAAGCATCGCGGCAGCACAAATGCAAAAAACCTTTTGGAAAGCCGCAATGTCACCGATGTCAGCGTAACTTACGAGAGCCGCGCTGATACGGCAAGCTATGAGATTGCATTTCACAAGGTAGCGGACTGCGCGGTCGGAGATGAGGTACGCATCGTATTCTCACCGCTGGGCGTCGACACGAACACGCGCATCGTGGCGCTGGAATACAATCCTTTTTACCGCTACAGCATCCGCGTTGAAGTCGGCGACTACAAGCCCACTATCAGCGACGACTTGTACAGCATAGAAAAATCCGCCGCCGACAACAATAACGACATGGCGGATATGCAGAGCCAGTTCGACGATTTTTCTTCGGATTACGGCGACTTTCAGAGCGACTACGACGATTTCCTCAGCACCTACAAGGAAGTACAGAACCTTTCGGTCAGCAGCTCAAGCTTTTCGGTGACCTATACGGACGGCACGATGACCACCTACAACTACTCGGTTGACGCGCAGGGGCGCATCACAAGCATTACAAAGGCGGTGTGACATGGCGTTTGACAGAGCCTTCAATACGCCGCTAATTCTTTTTACGGCATTCGGCGGCGAAATGATTTCAGACGTGCCTAAGTTCACATGGGTCGGCAGAAGCAATGCTTCCCTCGGCATGCCGACCGGCGTTTCGCTCACCAATGTTTATGGCAACGGAAAAGCTTTCATCACCGTTGGGTATTCAAGCGGAACCTACTATATTTCTTACTTTGATTTTGCTACAAAGACTTGGCAGCAAACCTTTTCAATAAACGGAGAAAATCACATTTTCGGGGGAAACGGGGTTTTCCTTTGGGTCTATGGCAGCTCCATGTACTCAGCATTTAACGGGAATGACTGGCGGTATGCCGGATACCTCACCGCAAGGAGAAACCCGGCCATGTGTCTGGCAAGCAACGGAACGGGAGGCGTTGTATCCTGCTGGTTCGTTGACAACCCCGTATATGCAAAAGGCGACGTCAGTAATTCCGGCGACTGGACGATAGTCGGAACCTATGATAAAGATGGCATTTGCTGTTTTACATCCATGACTTGCCATAAGGGACTGTATGTGGGAGTGGCTTCGGACACTGTTGTCGGATCAAACAAGGGCGGCATTCAAATCAGCACGAACGGCTACCGATGGGTTCGGACGCTCCAGTATCCGCCCGGATACGCGACGGACAATTCATGCAGATTCGGCGAAATCCGATCCGTTGGGAACCGGCTGTTTCTCCAGTCAAACTATTCATATGATTCAGGCGGAAATTTCAAGTACTGCTACCGGCTGAATGTGATCAGTGATAATGCCGCCAGCTACAAGACTGTTTATGATTTCGGAACAAATTCCTTTCATCTGGAAAGCATGGTTTATGTAGCCAAATTAGGCTTATACATTCTGTTCACGAAGACGATGATCTATTCGTCGCCAGACGGCTATTCCTGGAAAGCGGCTGAAAAATGCAACTTTTATAATGCGGTCGTAAGGGCTATTTATATCCCCGGCGACGGTTTCTATGTCAGTACAGAAAGCGACTGGGGATCAAACTCAACCTACTATTGCGCTGACCCGTAAGGGCAGGCGCACATTTTGTGAAAGAGAGGTATCTATTATGAAAGAATTCTGGAATTCAATTCAGTTCGTGTTTGCCGCGGTCGGCGGCTGGCTCGGTTGGTTCCTGGGGGGGTGTGACGGATTGCTCTACGCGCTGCTTGCCTTCGTAGTTGTGGACTATATTACAGGGGTCATGTGCGCCGTGATAGATAAAAAGCTGTCCAGCGAAATCGGATTCAAGGGCATCTTCAAAAAGGTGCTTATCTTCCTTTTGGTGGGCGTGGCCAACATCCTCGATGTGCAGGTTATCGGCAGCGGCAGCGTGCTCCGTACTGCGGTAGTATTCTTCTACATTTCCAACGAAGGCGTGTCCCTTCTGGAGAATGCCGCCCACCTCGGTCTGCCGGTTCCTGAAAAGCTGAAAGCGGTTTTGGAACAACTCCATGACCGCGCCGAGAAGGAGGAGAAGTGATATGAGCAACAGCAGACTTGTGAATTATACCCGGCTCAGTCCAAATTGCAGCAAACCGAGAAACCATGCCATCGATAAAATCACCATCCACCATATGGCGGGAAATCTGACCATAGAACAGTGCGGCGCCATATTTGCTGCTGACGGGCGGGACGCAAGCTCCAACTACGGCATCGGCACGGACGGCCGCGTCGGCCTGTATGTAGAGGAGAAAGACCGTAGCTGGTGCAGTTCCAGCAGCGCCAACGATAACCGTGCCGTGACCATTGAGGTCGCAGACGACGAGGTCGGCGGGAACTGGCACGTCAGCGACACGGCTCTGTCAAAACTTGTCGAATTGTGCGCAGATATTTGCCGCCGCAACGGCATTCCCAAGCTGAACTTCACCGGCGACAAGTCGGGTAATCTTACCATGCATAAGTGGTTCGCGCCAACAGCCTGCCCTGGGCCGTACCTCGCAAGCAAGTTTCCGTACATTGCCAAAGAAGTTAATAAACGTCTGGGCAATGCACAGACGGAGTACAAATCCCAGAATGGCGCGTCATATCGCGTCCGTGTCTCCATTCCCGACTTGAACATCCGCAAAGGTCCCGGCACCGACTACGAGACTATCGGACGCTACACTGGAAAAGGCGTATTCACCATCGTGGAAGAGCATGTTGGCAGCGGAGCCTCCATGTGGGGCAGGCTGAAGTCAGGCGCGGGTTGGATTTCCCTCGACTACGCCGCAAAACTTTGATGAAAAGAGGGCCGGATTCGTCCGGCCTGTCTTTTTTTATCCTGCCAATTTCATCAAAAAATCAGACGGTTAACGGCATTTATATCACTTGACTAATACGCCGTTTAGAGTGATATATACACTACGCCAAAAGAAAGGAGGCGCTGAAATGCGTATCAGAGTCGTAAAACCAACCGCCAGTCGGCTATTGCGGAAGCTGCGCGTTTG